TGCCCGTAGCAAGCAAAACGGTGACAACAAGGTTAGCTGCCATAAGTAGAATACCTGAAATGGTTGTCACGAGGTTTCTCGTTGGTGCTGATTTGTCATAAAATGCTTTTGCGCTCATAATAAATTTATTAGTTAATACTTAATTCAGACAAATATAATAATTCCTTATTACATATTACACAGTCCTCAAAATTACCAGTATGCCATCTTTTATGGTTTACCCTCTTAGCTATCATTGAATGCTTTGCTCTTTCTTCCGGACTGTCCATTAACTTAATCATAATATCACTCATTTTCTTTAATGTTTCCGCAGAACGTGGGGGTCTATTTTTTGCTCTTTCGCTCATTAGTTTTCTTTCCTCAATTGATATTTCGCCACGAGATTCGCGTATTTTTCTTTTCGTTTCATCCGTATGATGCTTACCGTAAAAAGAATTTTTTTCCCCCTTATGAGATTCGCTAAGCTTCCTTTTGGTCTCGTCAGTTATAACTCTATTTATTCGTGCTTTTGACATATTTTCTCTATGCTCTTCAGAAAATATTCTTCCCTTGCTTGCTTCGCTTAATTTCTGTTTATGTTCTTCCGAAAAATGCCTCCCCTTAGAATTAGCCGATTGTTTTCCCCTTGATTCAATAGAACGTATTTTGCCAGTATTAGCTCTCCTTATTCGGTCTTTTGTTTCCTGAGTTATTTTACGTCTCCTATTAGATTCGCTTATCTTGAGCTTAGCTTCCTTACTTAATTTAAATCCAAGCGGGCTATCTGCTATTGGTCTATTATTAAAGTAAGGTTTATATGCATCAATAAAAAACTGTTCATTAGATATTAATTCATCTTTATCACAAGTCAAAATTATACTAAATGACAGATCGCTTTTATTGTATTTATTATAATGATTTTGTAACTTTAATGAATAGTGATTATTGTTTTTTAAGCAACGTAGATGCTCATTCCATCGACGCATTATATGAACCGAACTGCCAATATAAATACGGTCAGGTTTTGCTGACGAACGTATCATATATACTCCAATAATATGTTCCATGCAATAAAATTACGAATATTATTTGATATTAACAAGTATATTATAATATTCGGAATCTCGTAGATTTCCGTCAAAAAAGCAGATTGCTTCGTCGATCGCTTCTTCACCTATGCCATGAAGCTGAGTACCATGCGTCGAATTATGTATTATCAGTGTGTTGTTACTACACACAAGGCCGTCGAGCAGGTAGTCCGGGCCTTCAATCGTAGGTATCTGATCGAACTCAGCCGAAGGTAAGTATTGCCGTATCTCGGTAAACCAGTGACGGTATGTTATCCCCTGCCGCAAAAGTCGCATGGCATACCACGTAAACGCTCCCCGGTAATCGTCATTGATGTAGGCATCTGCCGCAGTTTGCGTTTCTCCGCAAGCACTTATAGCTATCCATTTAATGTCTGAACGAAGGAAAAAAGGCCGTGAAACAGTCCTTACAGGCTGTCCCGGGGTAGCATAAAACCTGTTCTTAACCCTGTGGTATTCCTCCACTCCCCGCTTATCAAACAGCCGTGTCACGGTAGCCGAAAAACAACTGTCAGCCAGTACCACAACTGTTGCACCAGGTTTAAGTAGTGATACAGCCGCCGCCACGTTCGTTCTAAAGGCTTTTAACGTTGCCTCTGAATCCAAGTACCGCCTAACGTCAAAGTCCGGCCAGTGCCCTAATAACGTGTCCTTAACCTGTCGGCTATCATTTAAGCACCCACGCAAGTCATTCGTGCTGCCGGGGTAGTCGTTTATCGCAAACGAGAGTAACCGCCTTTCAGCGAACTCCATTGTCGGGGGTACAGGTTTCTTCCAGCACATCACTTTATAGTTTCTTTAATTTCCTGCACATCCTGACGCATCTCTTTGTTTTTAAGGTTATCAGCCACCGTCGAGAACGTGCCGTATGAGCTTATTATCAGAGTTATCACGAAGAACGCAATGATAATCACCGTCCATGTCGGGTGACGTTTGAAGAACTTGTACTCAATTAAATCGTCTTTTAAGGCTTCGATATCCTTTGCCTTTGAGCATTCAATAGGGTGCAGCGTCAGTTTTTCTTTTAAGATCCCAACGTCATCCTCAAGTTCATTAACCCTATGATTAGTTGTCGTCGTCTGAACCTCTATCCTGTCAAGTCTGTCGTGGACTGTCTCAAACTGTGCATTCATGTGCTTGTTTAAGCCTCCAAATTTTTCTTCTAAGTACAGGCGGTAATCTTTTGAATCAGTCATTTAAATTAAGTTGTACCCCCTCCCGCTTCCGACGACGGTTGAGAGTTGGTTATATAATTATCCTTACACCTATTGTTAAGTTATTCCGCACGCTGCCGATATAGATGTATGGTTTCTTTTTAAATACTTTTAACGCTGCATAACTCAGTCCCGTGCCTATCGCTCCGCCGATCATCGTCGCCCCTACGTCTTTCCAGTCCCAGCCACCGTATTCAATCTCATCCCACAGCTCTTTACCTATCCCCGCAACGGCTACCGAACCCATTCCAAGCAAAGCAGCTTTTTCAGGCTTCCAATTCAGCGAGTTACCGGCAAATGTCCCCCAAGTGCCTACCACCACGCCTGCACCGGCATGAAGTTTCTTATCGACGGGTATCTGAGCCGCAAGGCTTGCAGAGAACAGAAGGGCTATTATCGTGAGTTTCGTTTTCATCTGACAGCGACTACACTAAATAAATGAACTTATATAATTACCTATTAATACCCCTCCGGCATCATTTGGATGAACTCCGTCAGATAGATATGTTGTATAATTATCTGCATTAATGCCAACATCATGGAATAAATCCAATGCCTCTAATCCATATAAAGCAGCACACTCCATAACTGCTGTGATGTAAGGTTCTTTCTGAGCAACGCTTACATCGGTTGAATACAGCGGAGTTAAGCATATTATTCTCGCATCGGGGTTCTGCTCTGTCAATTTCTTTAATGTGCCTTTATATGCAGAATAGAATGACGGGGGACTTTCTTCTACCGCATCTCCCGTATAAACCGCATCCTCAATCGTTCCGCACCCCGTAGGATAAGCGTCGTTCTGTCCTCCCATTAAAAAGATAATATCAGGACCGTAATAATGAGCATCATCAACTCTTTCGTATATAGAATTTCCCAACTGTTGTCCCACGTAGTCATTGTTTATCAACGGAACAATCCTGCTTGACCCCATTGCCATAGGTTTATGACCACCCATACCATCTTGAGTTTCCGCGACACTATACCCCGTAAGTATATTAATCACTATCTGTGATTGCCATTTACTCTGATAAGTTACACTATCTCCTATTGTTATCATTTTGGGGATTTTATCTAACTCACTTTTTTTTTTAAGTATTGGTATATCGCAGCCTCGACCCCAGCATCCTCTATTGCATCTCTGAATATTGCTTCACGTATTACAAAATCCGCACAGTGAACGGGATTACCCGGGTCTCCTCCAAGTGCTATGGCGTTCATATTAGAACTTCCAAAATGTCCCGTAACAGCAGCGGTTTCATCAACTATTAACTTACTATTTGCTGTATTGAACAATATCCTTACTACCCCCCAATTACCAATAGCAAGATTACTATTAACCACAACCGTTGCCCCCGCTCCTCCGCAATGGGCACATAAATCCGGTGTTGTTCCGTGTTGATATAAAGTTCCCGTGCCAAACGGCGCTCCGTTTATTATAGTTTGGTCTGTACCATCATACGAAACTTGGCTGACCAAAAGATAAATCATTTCGGGTTGTGAATATCCAAGTGCGGCAGTTGCCATATACATAGCCACGTTATTAAATCTTACACCATCAGCGTGCCATATCGGTTGTTTTGTACCCGTTGCCTGAGTTAAGTTATGTCCCGAACCAAGTTTATCATTCCATTGACTTATCTTCTCCGTTCCACCTGTATCTTTCGTTAAGGTGGTTAAATCAGAATAATCATACCATGCAACAGTATTACCATCATCAGCCACATTATTTGTCACCGTACCCGTGTCGCCTGACTTGACAAAGGTTATCGTCAAGTCTTCATCAAAGACTAATACCGCAGTTGATAACACCAATGTCAGCACCGTACCAGTCCAACTTGCCGACGAAATAGTAAACCCTGTAATCGTAAAGTCAGTTGCAACTAAATCAGCCGCAGTCGGAAACGTCAGCACCACATGAGTAGGAGCAGCATTCTCAACCGTTACTGAAACCAGAGAAGTCCAAAACGCCTCCCAGTCTGTGCCGCCGCCGCTGAACGGTATCGCTGTTCTTGAAACACTTATGCCCGGCATAATTAACCTCCTTTATTAAATAAAATAGGCAAGTGCGGAGAAAAAACTTGTTTGTCCGCGCGACTTGCCCATAAGCTTAAATTACCAGCCTACCGAAAACGTTGCGGTAGACCCCGTTTTATACACTTTTCTGATGTTCATCGGAAGCCAGTCACCGAGATACTTAGTAGTATGAACAAGCGTGGCGGTAAAGTCCGTATGATCGGCCAGCTCAACCTCAAGCGTACCAACGGCCTCGATCAACACCCTGAACGTACCGTCAGGTGAATTAGTGTCAGCCACGTAGTCTCCGACCATAGTAGCCGGATTGACCACCCCTACGTCCTCATCGGTCCCGTTAATAAAGAACCCGATGCCGTTGCCGAGAATGTCCTTTAGACCCCCCGGATACAGAGTTATTGCGCAAGGATCAGCCATGACTACTGACGATCAGCACATTCGGTACAAACAGTAGCGTCGCAGTTGACGAGCTTAATAGCCAGCTTATCGCAACCATCTAAGCCGAAGCCAAGCACAACAAGCGATTCAGGCGACGTGCCTAACTGCGTAGAATAGTCGCACCCAATAGTATTACAGTCGGTGCAGTTATCAGGGACAACCATCGTGACACGGAAGCCAAGTACACCACCATCAGCGTCAATCACCAAGCATGATGCTAACATCTGGAGCAGATTAGCCGGGAACGGATATCCGCAAGTTTCAATAGGATTATCAGCCATTTCTTTTCTTTTTTATAATTATGCCATTGGTGATACTGCCCTCAACGGTGAGAACTGTGACTTCCATTTAGCGGTTCCGATGAATTTCACTAACTCGGTTGTTTCACGCGGTATGACCTGATTTGCGCGGATCGTAACCTGAATACCCTCGTTGCCTCCGTAAAGCATTCCATCGAATGTTTCATACCACAGCTTAAAGGTCATGTTACACTCCAAAGTCAGGAGCCAGTTGTAGTTCGTGTCGTTAGTCTCATCAACCTCGAAAGGTATTGAGAACTGTTTCAGCCCAACGGCAATGCGATCCCACGAAGTAGGTATCTCACTTTGTTCGGGCTCGGGAAGTTCGGCAATCACCGGCAACTCACGGATTTCATCACCCGTTGCAGTTGCAGTATCGTCGAGCCTCGTGGTCCACTCCGCTAAGTCCTCG